ATTCGGTGCATTCGGTTGCGATCTTCTTGACCATTGCGCGTTGGTGCGGTCGTAAAGAATCGAAGTCTGTTTGGAGTTGCAGGACGCAGGTTCGGTCGACGCCTGTGTCGTATGTTCGGCCTTCGAATGTGTCGGTCATTTCTTTGCCTTCTTGCGACCAACCTTTGCGGTTGGATCTGTTTCAAAGAACTGGACACTGTGTTCGGCTTCGAGCAGTCCGACGATGCGAATGAGTAGGTCTATCTGTTCGTTGTCGGCTTCACCAAGTTTCGGCACATCAACAGGCCAAAGACTGCGCAACATCTTCTGCGCAGGCTCTGGCATGTGTTTGATTCGTGCTGTCATCCAGTCGCGACGCTTGTCAAGACCTGTGTCAAGTTTGATGATCTTGGCTTCTTCAAAGCGTTGGTTGATGTCGTTGCGTTTACGCCAAGCACGAACATTGAGTGCAAGTGCTAGACCTTCGCGTCCTGCTTGAAGGTCAACCCAATACAGTTCGCAGCGGGCTTCGCCTGCTGGTAAATGGAAGACGATGGCTCGGTCTTTTTCAATCATTGGCAGGCTGGTGCGTTCTGCGGTCTGGTAGTTGTAGATGTGTTCGGCGTCGGCGTAGGCAGCCAACTGGATTGCGATTGACCGCCAAGAATAAGTGAGGTCGGTGCCAGTCTTTAGATCGGCGATGTACATTCGGCCATCCACTTCGACTATGCGGTCTAATGTGCCTGCATATTCTGAGCCGTCATGGATGACTACTGACTCGATGTAGTCGGGCATGATGTGGACACCGTACTTCTGCAATGTGGATACATAGGCATCAATGTCGGGTTGTAGACCTGGGAGGATTTGTGGTTTCTTGCCGAGGTCAACTTGTTCGGTGACTGAGTGCAATGCTGTGCCGAGGTTGGCTCGGTGTGAACCACCACCTGCGGTGATTGCTTCTTCACAGATTCTGTTGAGCGCACTTTTGTCGTCAAGTTTTGTGGATGCTTGCGCAAGTAGATCGGATCGGTTGATTAAGCCGGTGACGACCATTCGGTTCGCCCATTGTTTCAATGCGGCTTCGTCGTCTGGTGCTTTGGCGATTGTGGTGACTCTTGTGTAGCCGCGTTGTTTGCCGTCAGGTGTTGTGACAAGGTATCGACCCCACCGATCTTTCGGTGCTTCTTGTCGTGTTTCTTCAAGCATGTGCAGGCTCCTTGTTTTCGTGGGAATCTTTGTTGGTTTGAACTATACCTGATCGGTGTGCGCGGAAGCGGAATTGTCGGGAATGTTTTTGTAGGCGTTCCAAAGTTTTAGGAACTCGGTCATTGTCATGATCGCATACCAAGTATCGACTTCGACTGCACCAAGTTTTTTCACGGCGCAAACACCGTGATTCGTGCCACGGTTCTTCTGCTCAACTTCTAGTTCTTTCAACCAGCAACCGATGTCGTGCCTGCGTTGATCCTTGACTTCTACCGTCAGGTCTTCAACTCCGTCTATGTCGCCTCGGTCATCTGTCCAGCCTGCCCGTGATCGTTCAGCTCTTGGATGTCCTCGGTCTTGGAAGAATTTCGCTACCTGCAATTCGGCGCGCGTACCTTTTCTTCGTTGTGGATTTGACATGAGTTCCTGCTCTCCTTCGTCGTCGTGTCTCGTTGCGTCGTTCAACTGTTGTCAGTCCGCCCCACACGCCGACACAATCGTTCTTGATTGCAAAGTCTAGACACTTTTGACGCACCACGCAGATGTCGCAAAGTTTCTTCGCTTCACGCACAGCGTGCAAATATCTTTCGTGGAAGAAGATGTCGGTGCCTTCACCACGGCAAGTTCCGTACTGTTGCCATTCTGGTCGGAGTAATTCGAACACATTCTTTGACTCCGACCAGACATCGACGATTCCGTATTCGCTCATTTAATTTCTTTAGTCCAGCGACGAACATAGAACATTGCATAGAAGTTCACGATCGCGTAGATGAATATCTCTACGCCGCCCGCTGGACTTTCTTGCGGTAGTCGTGGCATGAACAACAGCATCATCCATCCCACGATTATGAACGCCAATGTGAACTTGATTTTCTCTTGCGGTTTCATTATCCCTCCCTAGTAGTAGTTATGCCTGTATCAGTTATAGGACATTATGGAACAGATGTGGTGGATACCTTGCATTTGCGCCAATTACAAGGATTCCACGGCTCGAAACCTGACAGGTTGTACAGCACCAGCCCAGCCTTCAAGTTGGTGAGCGGGTCGAGTAGCGGGTCTTGTGTGCAGATGTTTAGTTGTCGGCAGACCGCAGCCCATTTGTTTCTTGACATGTCGTAGTTGACGCCGTTGATCTGCAATAGTCCTGTGTCGGAGCGGTGGTTCCATTCGGAGACGCCTGTGATGTTGCAGTCTTTGTCGACTATGTCTCCGCCGCGTCTGTTCGGACATCCGCCTGATTCGCGTAGGACGATCTGTGTCAGTTTGCCGATGGTGTGGTCTGGCCATCCTGCCTGTTTGGCGAGCGACGGCAACCAAGACACATCGCCGTGCCGGTATCGGATCGGCTGTATCGGGTCAAGCCTGTCGGCGACAGGTGGCTGCCAGAGAGGCTGTAATGCGATTACAGCGACGCTGGTGTGGGTTGGTGCGGAGACTGCCTGTGCTATGCCAAGGCTGATGGTGAGACTTGTGAGTGTTGCCAGGATTGCGGTCAATATGCGCATCGTGGTCCTTTCATTTGTGTGCAGGATGACGCAACTCAGAAGGAGGTGACTGAGTTGCGGTGCTACATCAACCCTAGTGGGGAGCGCACCGACCAACCTTAGCCGACAGCACCTGATTGTCGCTAGTTTTAGCGGTCTGAAGTATTAATTTCTAGATCCATCAACACTTTGATGGCTTTCACCATGCCCACAGGAATGTGCAAAACATGGTCAACCGAGTCTTCGTTGCGTGACTGGTAGAGAGTGATGTGGTCAGGTTTGCCTCCGTCAGTTGTTGCGAGTAGGAATCCGACTGATTGCACTTCGGCGGGTTCGGTGTCTAAGTCTTTGATGTTGATCCACGATTCGGCACCGCTGTGCGCATCATGCCAGGTGACGAGTACGACCGTCACTTCTTCTTGCGTGTCGCAACCTGCTTGACCTTCGGGTCTTTGCTTGGCTCCTTGGTGGTTAGATGCCAGTCGAGGTGACTGGTTAGTTTCGCGCCTTGTTTGCCGACCATGTCGATCAGGTTGTCGAGACGCTTTTGAACGACTGCGTGATCTTCACGGTTCTCTTGACGGAAGCCTTTGAGTTGCATGATGGCGATGATCATGCCACCGAATGTTGCTACTGCGGCGGCGAGAACTGTGGCAAGTCCGGCGTCCATGTCACACGGCCTTCTTGCGGTCAAGCCATGCTTGTACGGCTGGAGTCGGATTGTCACCAGTTACCAGACGCAAATGCCATGGTTCTTCTGGCACTACTTCCCAACTGAATCCGAACGCTGGTGCGTTGGCGAGCATCCATTCAAATCGTTTACCAGACGCCGACCAGATGTCAACTGCGATGCCGAGGTTGTGCATCGAGGTGCCTGGCGCTGCGAGCGACGCCATTGTCGGTGACTTCTTGTACCACTTCACACCTTCCCAGGTGCGTGTCGATGCACCTTCAAGAGGTTGCTTTTGGTATCGCTGTAGGAACGCTGTGGTTTGCATCGCAAGTGATCGGTAGGTGTCGCCTGCTGAGGTTGGTTTGAATGGTTTGATTCCGTCTGCTAATGCTTTGTCGCGCATCGCATGGTATGCGTCGGCTGCTCGCCAATGAAGTTTGCCTTCGGGTTGGATGTCGCGCAATAGATGCGCAGGTATCTCACCAGGTTTGACACCTTTGAGATCTGCTGGCAAAGTTACTTTGACGATCGGCCAGTTCTTGGCGTTCACTTCTTCTTCGCTCCGTTAAATGCTTCTTTGATTTCTTCGGATGTCAGATCGCCGTCAGTTGACGCCGACGCAAGCTTCTGCACGACTTCGAGTACGGCCATCGCACCAGCCAAGATCGCAGCCTTCGACACCGACACTCCGATGATCGCACCACCAGTGACCGCTGGCAGCGCACGAGCCAAGAATAACGACATGAGTCGCTGTGACAAGTCGAGGAACTTTGCGATTGTCGGATTCTGTTTGTTGATCTTCACTTCTTCCACCATGTCATTCTCCGTCCTTCGTTAATACTCCTGCCAAGTGTAGTGCGAGCGACAAGAAGGTGAAGAACAACGCCCAATTCTGCACGGTTCCTGACAAGGTCATGATGGTGATTGCGGATGCGCCGAGCGTGAATCCGAGTGCGAACAGTTCATCTTTCAATTTCGTAAACATCAGTTGCTTCTTCTGCGCAGGCTGGCTCCTACCGCAACAAGTGTATTTGATACGGCGACCAAAGTTCTACGCTCACCAACAGGAATGGTTTGCCCGACCATTTGGTATGAGTCGAAGACACCTGCGAACACATTGATTGTTTCTTGGAATGCTTGCTTGACTTTTGTGGGTGCTTCGTTTAGGACTTGGACGAGTTCTTCGGCGACTTCGGCGGTCAGTTCTTCTACGACAATCTCTTCGAAGATCGCTTCGGCTTGCTCCTCGGTGACAGCCGCCAACACCTCAGGCGATGAGGCGATGCTGACCGCCTGATCGGATGTGATAGCGGTGGCGAGAACTTGGTCGATTGCTGCGACGATCTGTGCCGGTGCAGCCTCGGCAAGTGCGACAAGTATCTGCTCAACTTTTGTGTCGCTGATCGGCTGGTCGGCGACGATGCCGAGTTTGATTTCGGGTAGCGTTGTGGTCGATGAACTCTCTACTTTTGGTGGCAATGTTTCTTGGATACTTGTTTCTGGCGACGGCTGTGATGTTGGCGTACTTGTTTCAACGGGCAGAGTTGGAGCAACGGAAGACTGAACTGGACGAGATACAGGCACAGTGGGATCAGGCTCGACAGGAACGGTTGTAGATGTTGTCGCAGGTTCGGTTGTTGTCGTTGCAGGTTCGGTTGTTGTCGTTGCAGGTTGAGTGTTTGTAGATGTTTCTGCAACTGTGGTTGAGGGTTCAGGTAAAGAAGTGGTGGTCGTTGTACTTGAAGTTGTTGTCACGACTGGTTCGCTAGTCGTCGTGGTTTGAGGAGGAGTCCAAGGTGCTTGCGTTGTGGTCGGAGCTGGTGCAACAGTTGTGGTCGTGGTTGTCGTTGTACTTGTCGTTGATGTGGTTGTGCTTGACTGAACTGGTTCGGTGGTTGTGGTCGTTTCTTGAGGAAGGGTTGTTGTAGATGAGGTCGTTGTTGTTGACGGCGATGTTGTTGTGGTTGTCGTTGTACTCGTACTGGTGGTTGAAGAAGTAGTTGTGGTCGGCGCGATCGCCTGCTGAGTGAACGACTCGTCTGGCACTATCGCCCAGCCTTCGTTGTCGATGTTCCATGCGAGCATCAGACACGAGTTCCCGCCATGCTCATACATCCACACATTGAAAGCGTTGCTTCCAGGTTCGAGCGTGAGTTCGCCTGACATCATCCATGAACAGCCCTGGTCGTTCCAGTTGCCGAATGTGTTGCCGTCAATCTCCATCTCGCCGCCATCATCCGTGGCGAGCATGAACTCTATGGTGTCGTGTTGAGGTATGTTGATGAAGCCGGTCATGTGAACCATGAACAGGTCATAGGTGCAGTCTTCAAATAGTTCGTAGTCGTAGTTGCGATTGATGTTGTTCTCAACCTCTGTTCCGCAAACTAGGTATTCGGTGTCCGATTGTGTTGGCGGTATTTCGTCAATCGTGTAGTAGACGGTTTCGATTCCTGGTTGTGCTTGGGCTTGAACCGATGTCGGCCAGAACGATAGAACGATCGCAGGAAGCGGAATTAGCCACCTGGTTAGATGGCGACCCACGCAAGATCTTCTTCACTCCAATAGTATTTTTTTGTTTTTGATGCGTCTGATGGCATCGGCGTTGGCGGTTGCCAATCGTTATTTTCGTCTAGTGTCCACGACGCGTATGGTTGCGGTGCGACAAACTGGTCAGCGACATGATCGTATGTGTAGCCGATGCCTGCGTATTGTTTGCGTATGTTGCCGTTGTAACTTGTGCGTACGCATTGTTGGCCGCAAAAATTGCCGTACCAAGTCTCAGGGTCAAGACCTTCGATTAGTTCTGTTTCGTCTATGCCAACAATAATTTTAATTACAACATTGTTTGCGTCTAAAAATGCGTAGTGTGCCATTATGCCCAACTGACATTTCCTGTGCCAGCGGTGACTGTAGTTATTTTTGTTGCACCGCTAGTTGATGTTGACAAAGTAAGACCGCCACCTGGATTGCTAATGGTAAATTCGGCTGAGTAAGACAAAATGACTATGCCGCTACCGCCTGCAGCCGAAGTTGGTGCTGGCTCACCGTCGTTACCTGCACCACCAGCACCGCCACCAGTATTTACTGTGCCTGCTACTCCTGCAGTAAAAGTTGCAGCGTTTTTTGCACCTGCACCGCCACCGCCTTGACCGCCAGTACCGCCAGCGGTCGCACCTACGCCACCGCCACCGCCTGCGTAATAAACACTTGAACCAGTAATTGCTACTTGTACACCATCGCCACCATTACCGCCCGTGTTTGTTCCGCCAACACTTTGACCTGCTGCACCAGCACCACCGCCACCACCGCTCGTATTTGAATTACCTGTGTTACCGCCAGCAAAACCTTGATTGGCTGTGCCTGTGCCACCACTTGTGTTTCGTGTACCGCCACCGCCACCGCTGCCACCGTTCTGACCTAAACACGCACCACTTGAACCGCCACCGCCACCACCGCCACCAGTCGAAGTGATCGTGCTAAAAATAGAATTGCTACCGTTAGAACCTGGTGCGCCTGCGCCACCTGCGTATCCTGCGCCACCAGCACCAACTTCAACCGTGTAACTTGTGCCTGGTGTAAGTGTTAACGCTGACTCAAGACTCCCACCACCACCCGTCGCCGTGACTGTGCTACGCAAACCGCCAGCACCACCACCACCGCCCGCACCAGTAGCAAAACTTTCACGACCATTACCGCCACCACCTGCAACGACAAGGTAGTCGACAACTAATGGTGGTGCGCCTGCGCCGACTCCTGCAAGTATTTGCATGACTTATGAAGCCAGGTTGCCGAGTGCGATCCATTCGTTTGTGTCGATCTTGACACAGGTCGCAACGGAGAATTGATCTTTCGTTTTCAACTTCGCACCACTTGAACGAACCGTAACGGTCGCAGCAGGTGTGATTGTTGCTTGTGCTGAGCCAGCCTGATAGATGTTGATCTGGTCGCCGACCGCGAACGCGACTGATGAGTTCGCTGGGATCGTGAACACGATTGCGCTATTCGATGTGAAGCTAATAAGTTTGCCGACATCGGTGAGTGCTGCGGTATATGCGGTGCCGGACTGGGTGTTCAGTGCGACTATTGATGTTGCCAGAATGTTGGCGTTCGCGGCTGTGAATACATCACCGCTAGTGAAACTCGGTCTCGTTGCCATATTGCTCCTATCCTAGTCCAACATCAACATCGTCAAGTTGGCTTGTGTCAAGTATAAATGCGGCCAAGAGTTGTGCCTGACCTAAACCGAATCTTATCCGATGATCAGACGGTGTGATGTCGTGCGTTACGGATTCGATGAACACTGATTCGGTGCGGCTGAGTGGCAGTCCTGTGGTGTAATTTTTCGTGACTGAAACGACCGACCCAACATCAAGTGTCAGCACAGTCGGCCACAAAGCCGAACCACAAGCATTCAAACTGGTCGAGATCTCATCGAAGCGAATCTTCGGTTCCTTGTATTTGTTGAGAAGGTTCGTCGCCAACGCTGTACCCGCCGCCGCATCCACCAACGGCACTTGTGAGAATGACAAGGTTTGCACACCGTACTGTGTTTGGCTCGCTGTGTCTGATGCGATTGATCCTGCTGTGCCACCATCGACATCTATCTGCACACGGTTGAACAATGTTTCTTGACCGTATGCGACACCGATCGCCAAGATAGGAATCTCGTTCGATGCCGTACCACCGAACGATGCGATGGCAGTTGAGAAGGTGAACGAGATTCTCGGATCGAACACAATCTGATTCTTTCGATTCGCGAACAGCCGACCGTCCTCAGCGATCGCGACCGCCTGCAACGCACCAAGAGTGTTCGTGTTGTCCGTGTAGGCAACCGTGCCACAGGTCGCGACACCTGTCGAGATGTCTCGTAACGCTGTCGAGAAGTTCACCTCTGGTCGATTCAGGATCGCTGACACACGAGCCGAAGTTAATTGTGACGATGGTTCGAAGGCGGTGATTGCGGTGCGTGACAGTTCATACAATCCGTCTGCCGACACGATGGATGCGAAAGACAGGTTCGGCATCTCGTAGGTGATGTCAAGGTCGGTGATCGCACCGACGAACAGTTCGGCTGTGCCGGCAAGGATCTTGATTGCCCGTCTCGGTGCCAGGTCAAAGTTGCCTTGGTAATAGGTTGATGCGGTGTTCGCTGGGTCGAACAGTCGGCCTGATGCACGGTCGTCAGCCAACACTCGACAAGTGCCAGGTGAGAACTGATCCAGTTGGTTACTGCGACCACGCTGAATCGCAACACTCAACACATACTCGGTTGCGTCCACGAAATCAGTTGAACCATCCAACACATCTGTGCCGTTCAATCTTGATGTGTCAAGAATAAATGCGTCAGCGATTGCACCGACATCCAACAGAACCGAATACTCTTGACCCCACTTCAAAGTCTTAGGCATGATTACCTTCTCGGCGCGAAGCCAAGTTTGTCGATCGCGAACGCATCAACCGCCGTGTACTGCTGCAACAGTTGCACAATCTGCCGACCAGCCTCAATACCGTTCGTGCCAACACCCGTGTTCACGATGATCTGAGTACCGCCACCGCCACCGCCTTGACCTGCTGGTGGCGCACCAGACGGAATTGGCACACCTGGTAGCACAGGCAGATTAGGTCCGATGAAGGTTTGACCTGATGCCGCTGCCGCGCCCGCAGCATTACGGATCGCCTCAGCGAGATCATTGTACGCATCAGTTTCACGCTGAATCGCATCGGCAAGACTGTCGGCTGCATCTTCCTGGGCTTCTTTCGCTTTAGTCACTTCATCGAGCAGAGCGTCATAGATGACCGACCCGACAATCGCACCGTTCACAACCTCGTTCAGTTTGATTTGCGAAGCTGTACGCGCATTCGTTGCTTCGTCTTCGGCTTCGAGCGCGTCAACAACCTGAAGTTTCGCTTGAGCTAACCTGATCTCGGCTTCACGAATTATCTTCGGATTCGACTCAGGATCCTTACGAGCATCAGCAAGAGCTTTCTCAGCGTCCGTCACCGCAAAGATCGCCTCCTCGACGCGATACCCAGATTCTTCGACATTGCGTTGCGCACGGGCAAGTTGTTTCTGTGCGTCACGAGCCTGAGCCGAATCTTCACCGTAACCTTTGACCGCCTGGTTGAACTCTTCTTGAGCTGTGGCAAGATCCTTGTCACGAATACCGAGTTGCTTCTTCGCATCTGCGGTACTCTTCTGCGCACTATTAAACGCCTTCTGACCACTCGTAACTTTGTCAAGTGCTTTCGTGTATTCGCCGAGAACATCTTTGGCTTCTTTGACCGCTTCCTTGACTTTCTTCGCCGAACCACCAGCACCACCAACCTTCTTCAAAGCCTCATTGAAGTCGTCGGTGGATTCTTTAGCCTTCGGCAGAACCTTCTGACCGATGCGATCAGTCTGATCAATGAGAGGTGAGATCTGATTGTTTGCAAAGTTGAGTGCGTTGCCTGTGTTAAGGATTGATAGTCGTAGGCGGTCAAACTTCGCTGCCGCATTTTCTGCCGCGTTCTCGGAACGATTGACGATTCCGTTGAAGATGTCCAATGCTTTTCCAGGTTGACCGACGAACGCGCCTGCTGCGATGATCGCAGCGACAACATCAAGATGTCCGCCGAGCGTGATGACCGATAAAGATATTGCTTCGATGGTGTCGATTACTTTGACACCGAACGGTCCGAGTGCAGCCAAGAAGTATTTCAACGCACCGCTAAGACCTTCTTCTTGGAATCCTTCAGCGGCGGCTTGCAACGCAGGCAGAAGTCGTTTCTGCAAGAATGCCACCAATCGTTCGGCGGTTGGAAGAAGTGCGAAGCCGATCTGTTCGACTACTTCGCCGAGTGATGTTTTCAATATCTTTACTCGTCCAGAGAATGTGTCGGCTGCGACTGCGGCTGCACCACCGAACTGTTCTTCCAGAGATTTAAGGATCGCTCCGAAGTCTTTCGCCTTCTTTGCACCTTCGTCGAGTGGGATGCCGAGTCGAGTTAGTGCGCCAATGTTGCCCGTCGCGGCACGGCCCAAACCTAATGTCACAGATTCGAGGTCGCGAGATGTGGCGGCGCTGATGTCGAGACTGAGGTTGAACAGACGCTGAGATTTTTCTAGATCACCTGTCGCACGGGCAAGGTTGCCGAACGCTGGACGCAACTCATCGTCGGCGATACCAGTCGCCAACATTGCCTGCTCGATGAACGCTTCTGTTGCTTGCACCTGTGCGTTGGTTGCACCGGCGGAACGAATCAACTGTGCTTCAAGACTTTTCTGCGATGCTTCGTCGGCTGCTGCTGCCGCGACCGCTCCAAGTGCTGCACCACCAACCGCGGTCAATGCACCGAGCGCAATGAACGCACCTTTCTTCACTACATCGAATGCGGCACCAAGCCCGTCACCGATGGATTGCACCTTCTCAATGGATTGCTGTCCTTCGCGGGCAAGATTCTTGAACGCCGTGATAGCACCGTCGGCGTTGCCGAGAATCTTTACAACGAATGTGCGCTCACCTGCCATGGTGAACGCAATTCTACTCAGTTAATAGACATCCGTTTACGCAGCTCAGCCCACTCGCGTTGCATGTCTTTATGAATCTCTGACTGTGTCATGCCGTCATATTGCGACATGTCGATCGGTGCGCTCCACCACTTCGGGTCAAGAACACATCGCATCGGATTACCGCGACGAGGTTGACGAGTCGAGCGAATGTTCGGTGTAGAGAATGTGCGTGTCGGTGCTGCGATGTCTGTGATCGTCGGGTCAAGGAATCGCCAACCTGAATGATGTGTGCGGAACTGCTGACCTGCTTCGTGCTGTGGTAGGTAGAAGATGCGGGCTGGGTCTTTGGTTGCTGGGTCGCCTTTGAGACGAAGACGCTCATGTGTCTCATGCCAGACTTCTTCCCAGTTTTGTACTGGCACAGCCTGCTCGAATGGAACGACAACATGCCAGTGTGGATCGTTGTCACGATGCGACCAAGTTGTGTACGCAAAATGTATATACGATCCGAGATCAGCCTGCTCGAATGCTTCGCCGTCAAGGTCGGCAACCAACGCCCACACATGCGACACATTGCGGTTGCCACGAGTTGTGTGTTCACGGTATGTGACTGGCGAATACAACTTGCCGTCAGACTTCTGCTCGCGTTCTTGATGGTTGCCGAGCATGGTTGCGAAGTCCATCCATGATGTGGCGATGGTCTTTGGGTAGATGGACTTGACCGATGGGAAACCGACGACTTCAAACATTGTGCAGACCTGCCTCAATGTATCGGCGAAGTAACTCGGACACGCTCACATCTTCACGCTTGGCTTGACGCTCAATCAGAGTCTTGAGTTCTTGGTCAAGCCTGATGGTGATGGTTGGATATTTGATTGTCATTACATCACCACGATTGAATGGATGATTTCATTGTCAACGATCAGAAGATTTGCATAGTAGACCTTGGTTCCCTTTGGTCGTTGTACTGCTGCGAAGTGTGTCCAGCCTGTTGTGCGCATGCTTGGAGTGTGTTCTTTGATTTCAATAACTTTCAATGTTTGGTTCTTGTGTTTGATTTGCATAACTACCTCCTCAGGTATGTAAGACAATCTAACCACTCTGTAAGACAAATGCAACTATCTTTTCAAAGATTTTTGAGCCTTATTCTGTAAGGGTTCTAGCCGATGCCTAGTTCTCTGACCACTTTGTCTATGCCGTCTAGGTATTCTTTGGCTATTTGGTTCTTGCGTTTGCGAACGGTCGGCCAGAAGAAGTAACCAGACTGCCCTCGATGTCGAAGGAACTGTTTTGTTTTGGGTGTCAGTCCTCCACCGAACTCTGCACCGAAGAACACATCTTTGCGAGTTACCTTGGTTTTCCGTTTACTATTCGGACGAGACTTCGATACGAATGATTCGTTGCCGCGTAGTTTGATTGTCGGGATGCGGTCGTTGCTTGCCCGTAATCCTTTGGCAACCTGTATCGCTTGACTAGCTCGACTGACTGTGCCTGCTGTGATTCTGACTTCGGTGGATAGATCTTTGGCGATTGTGTAAGCAACTTTGCGAAGTTCTTTGCTGAACTCGTAACTGGCTCTATCAAACTTGCGGAGAGTTTCGTAGAGGTCTTTAATGATGACTGTGTTGGCGAGAACGGCTGCTTGACCGGCACTGCCGATTGTCGTACCTGTGTCACCTGGCAGGTTTGGAAATGCCGAAAACTTAGTACCTGTGAAGGCCATCATTGAATCCTTTGGTTCGGGTTCATCTTGACACTCTTCCAGCGCAGATAGCCGAGCATCGTGTACAGCATCCTAGGTGATTCTTGTAGAAGTAGATGTGGCGCGATCGAAGTCTCGACCGACAAGTATGCGATCAGCCAGTGGGCTGAGGACTCTCCAAAGGGTTGATCGCCGAAGATTCGGCACCAACCTCCACACTCTCGACTGTCTCAATCCATTCTTCAAACTTCATTGCGGTTCTCTTCGTGCGCTTCTCAGCATGCCACGCCAACCAGGCAAGGTCGGTGAGGCGTAGTTCTGTTTGGAAGTTTGCGACCGAACGATTCTTTTCTGTTTCGAATGCGATGAAGTCGGCGAACTGTGCCGTCAGTTTCGTGGTGACAGAGTCGAGCGTTGTTACTTCTAGGTTGATTTTCATTCTTACCTCCTGATTGTTTATTTAAGAATTATGCACCTGTTGATTTTGTGATTGTTCCGCTGATCGGCCAAGTGACATCGGCTGTGTTCAATTCACCGACAGCACCGTTGACTGGGCTGAACTCTGTGCAAAGTACAGAGAAGGTGTAGTGAGGCGAGGCCGTTCCTGCTGCGGCTGTGCCTGCTGGTTTGACAATCATCGTGACAGCGGTCGAGCCGATCAATGGCATGATGAGTCCGTCAATGGCGTTGTAGTCGTTGTGCAACGAAAGTGTCACAGAATTATCGATCAATCCTGACACGCGAGTTATTGCGCCACCAGATGAAAAATTCGTTGTTGGAACTTCACTTGCTGAAGTGCTTAGGGTTACAGCAGCAACGCTCGATGTGATGTCGGTACCGTTGAGTGAGACATTCGTGTTTGTGAGAACTAACTTTGCCATGATTATTTATCTCCTGCCGTTGTGGCTTTCGAGGTTGATTTATCTGCGACCAAGACAATGCGACCCGATTGCACTAGAGAGTCTAGATGGTCAATCTCGCTGCCATCAATAGTGGCTGGATATTGTTTACCTAGAACGGTGAAGCCTTCGACTACCTGATACTTTGCCATGGTTTAAGCATACACGATGACACGAAAGTCAACCGTCAGATAGGTTGTGTCGTTCGCGTCAACGGTAGAGATGTTGCTCGCTTCTTCGACGATCAAGGTTCGAGCGTATCCGCCGAGGGTTGTGTCGGCTTCGATCGCCGCACGAATCCCGCTGTCATAAGACAGATAAGTGTCCATCAGGTTCTGTGCTGTGCGTTCGGCTGCACGACCGACAATCACACTGACCGTGAACACATGCGTGACCAGACCTGCCCGCATCGCACCGTGATAAGTGATCGACTCTAAGGTCGGCCATGCGATACCACCAAGTGAAGGGTTGACCTGGTCGGGTTGTTGTGCGAATGCGCGAAGGTTCGGGATTGTTGCAAGACGGGTTTGTAGTCCTGTTTTGAGTTCGGTGACTGTTGCGGTCATGCGAACATTCGCATTCGGCGATATGGCTCGACAAGTTGTGCGACATCTGGGTCAAGTGCGCGTGTCACTCGTATCGCACCCAAGTCTCCGAAGCCGGCAACGCCGAGCGGTGAATCGTAACGCTTGAAAATTCTTGACGCCTGAATGATCACAGCTTGTGTGATCGGCTCAGGTACAGACGGCCAACCGTAAACAGCGGTGAGTTGCACCAATGCTTCGGAGCCGAAGTTTGCGTTCAATGTTGGGAACAAGAAGTCGCCGACTGCGCGGATGCGTGTGAACGGAACGGTGAGTCCGTCCAAGATTCCGTTCACTGGTTCTAGTTGGTAGTCGGTTGGTGTGAATGTGACATCGAAGTTGCCGTCCGCATTGGTTTGTGTTTTGAGTATGAGTGCAGTTCCAGCGATGTCGTCAATCTCGCACACGAATGAATCGGCTGCGGTGAACACTCTTGTCGTCGCGGATCCGTATTTCCAGAACTGTCGGTTCGCATAACCGTCAATCAACCGTGACGCTGCACCGGCACAGTTGTCTATTAGGTCGTCGTCTTGTGTGTCGGCTGTGCCGATACGAAGAGCAGCCTTGATTTGGTTGCGTGTGGCATAGCCGTTCGTGATTGCCATAGTTTCCTTATCTTACTTCAGACTCAGGTTGAGTGTACTCGGCAATGAACTTGTGCATCTCAAGATCTGCCTCCATATTTGAATCCGAAGAGATGCGGTTTGATCGAATGTCATTCACTAACACTTGAACACCAGCAGGCTTGAACCATCTCGCACCATGCACCCAACACTTCCACCAAAAGGCCCAATCCGACCAATATACATTTGGATATCCGCCAGTCCGTTCCCAGATTTCTTTTGTGAACCAAGATGTTCCCATCACATGATTGCGGAATCTGTCCACACCCATTCGTTCAGGTGCAGACGGGTTGACACCGCCGTGCGACATAAATCTGATCGTGTTCGCAACAACATCAAAGTCACCTTTTGGTAGACAAGCAAACGCATCAGGGTAGAACCTGTCATCTATCGCAAGACCAGCAATCCAACCATCCTTGATAGTCGCAATCGCCGCATGGAGCATGGCATCACAGGTTCGAATCCGACACTCAACAAGTCGACACGGTAAGTCAAGCGCACCACAATCATCGTCAGGATGGTAAGCAACCACGATGTCATCAGCCGGTGGGTTCAAAGCCTGGACAGAATCCCACCAACCTTGAACTTCATTCTTGTACGCAGTACCCCACAAGAGTCCGACAACAGTGATCATCGTCTGAGATACCAAGACTCTGGTGCTAGACCTTCTCGAATGTAGGCAGGATAGTAATCGGCGATCTCAACTTCCCACAATGTTTCACCGCGTATCGAACGACCGATCCGATAGTTCTCTGCCATGAATCCTTCAGGGTCATCGACCATGAGTTCTTGGTGAGAGAACGAGCGCATCTTGTTCGCAGCCCATTCAGGTCCACCCATCCACGACACATGCCAACCTGATCTCAGATTCGGCAACCGTTCACGATTCGAGCGCATGTGTTGCGCACCACCAGCGCGTTGACCATACGGTCCCGCAACCATCGTGTGTTCATCGGTGAGACGCCAATAAGCGGACATCACGAGACGCTTCATCATGTAACAATGCCAACCTTGTTTGAGTATGTCGATGTCGGCTGGGTTCCATATCTCGTCACAGTCCGCGACTGTCACGATGTCTTCGGCTTGTGGTTTGAATTGTTGCAACGCAACAAACAGATGGTCGCGTTGTGCGTGTTCCGCCGCCCAACCAAGTTGATGCGGGTTTGGTTCAAATGTTTCGTAATGGATTTTGCCACGCCAACGATAGAACCTGTCAAGATCAATACCGTGCGGTTTAGGTTGACCCATGAAAGTTGTGGACGATTCAACAATGATGAACAGGTCAACGACATCACCTAACTCCGACAACCGGCATTCGAGCATGTCGTGTTCTTGGTTAAATAAGATGCAGTCGAAGACTCTCATCAATCCCAACTGAGATCTAGTCGGCGTTGCAGATCCCAATGACCTGCGTCAAGTCTTGCGTTGCGAAGTTTGAACAACTCCAGATTCGATGCGAAAGTTTGTGCGTTCTTACCTTGGAATGAGACATCGGACAGAAGTGTTGACGAGTTGTCATGCACGATGATGTCTTGAGATTTGCGGATCGTTTTGCCGAGACGCACAGCGCGACGCTCATAGTCGTTGTCTTCGAAGTACGCGGGATGGAACGCTTCGCAGAACAGGCCGACATCTTTGACTACATCGCAGCCGATCCATGCGCAAGCCCACTCTGGTGAACCTGTGAGATGAATCTCGTTTGGATAGCACGACTCCCAGAACTGTTCAAGTTTGTCTGGCATGAACCAGGCGTCTGAGTTCATAAGAATCCAACCAGATGCGAACGGTGTCATCTTGATGCCAAGATTCCAAGAAGTTGCCACACCAAGATTTGATGGCATATCCAAGATGTATGTCTTGCCGTGCCGACTGTGGCGTGGCATCATCAAACAATCTTCTTCAATCTTGCCTCCGTTGTCGATGACGATGATCTTGTCAACTGGGAAGTCAAGCGAATCTATGCAGCGTTCAAGTAAGTCGTATCGGTTGAGAACAGGTATGACTATGACCGGCACCATGTAGACAACTCCTTCATCGCAGGCTTCCAATACTGCTCAAATACAGCGTCGGCTCCGTACCCTAGGGCATGGGTGATTGCGTCCTGAGAACGGCTCCTAGGCGCGTTATAGGCCGACTTGAGGGCATTGACGATGTCAGGCACAGACGGTGTGAAGAACCATGACTTCTGTGCCGCATCCCACCACGGCTGACCCTCAACCGTCCAACCATCACCGACCAGCTCAGGTTGCGCTGTGAAGTTGCTGACGATCACTCGACACCCGCAAGCCTGCGCCTCGATCACAGGAATGCCGAAACCTTCACCCATTGAGCAGGCCAACAGAACATCGGACGCCGTGTACATCGCAGCCATCACATTCTGTGGAATACCATGCCGATATGCGTACTGGTCAACGACCTTGTACTTGTCCGCCGATATGCCGACTGCATCCATCAATGTCGGCAAACTGATACCAGACATCGCACCATCAGGTTCCGTGTACAAATACAGCACCGCATCAGGATGATCTTTAGCAAAAATTGAGAACGCAAGAATGTTCTCAGCCCACGCCTTACGGGCAGGCTGATTGCCTTTGTTCGTCGCAACCATTGACACAACGAATCTGTCTTCTTCCCAACCCATGAACTCTCGACCAGTCATCTTCCCGCCGTTCTGCAAAGCAACCGACTCGGTTGGTTGGAACACTGATTCGATTGCGTGAGGAACATACAGATGCTGAACTCCTGCAACATCCAACATTCGTGAACCAAATTTCGACATTGCGATCGGTCTCACATTTGGACGCGCACACCATTGCAACACATCTGGCGGTGTTGGCTGATGATCAATCGGAACCCACGACGCGATGTTCTTCCAATCTTTCAACGACTCAGATTTCAACACCCACACATCAAACAATGTCATCATCAAAGTCGGCGTCGACAGATCTTGACTTGCCCATTCCGTTGTGTGCGCAACAAGTACATCGTCGCTATATGCGGCGAGTCCTTGTGGGTAGACCTTGAATCCGTTCCATGTTGATGACGAACCCGCAAGTCCATACATTGCGTGGATTGCTATTTGGTGGTTTTCTTTCGCGAGCCTTTGGATGACTTGCGCGGTTTGCTGACCGTATCCGGTTGCTGCCCAAGGTGCGTTGCTATACCAGAGGATTCTGAGTCGATCGGGATTGGCTGGTCGGACACTTCCAAGTAGTGCGCCGCGCCCGCTCGGACTAATCGTTCCGCCAACGCTCCTGGCATCTCGACTGGTATGCCTTTGACGATTACTGTTTGCCACATGATCCTCCTAAGAATAGTGCGGGAATAGGTAAAGCCTCGGCAAGTCCTGCACGACCTTACCGAGGCTTAATCCTAGTCACAGCCCTTGCGGACTGTCATGTCTGTTATCGGTTGCTCTAATTAAGCAGCGTTGCCGATGAAGTGTTTGACATGTGATGTTTGTGGCAAGTTGCCATCGACACGCATTGTTGCACGGAAGGTAATGAGATCAGTGCTGAATGCGAAGTCATCGCTTCGATCCAACTTGATGCCGCCTACCGAGCGAACGAAGTACGAAGGAAGGTGTCCGAAGATTACCGACTTCGCGCTAGTTGCCGTGTCTGCCATTGCTGGGTTCTCGAATACTGGGTATCCAAGAAGCAAGTCATTTGCGTCTGCGCTAAGTGCTGGTTGGAACACGAAGTTGCCTGCTGTGTCCTTCAGTTTGCGCATTGCACCGATTGACTTTGCATTCATCTGGAAGCCTGAACCAGCCAAACGACGACCGGCTGTGTCTACCGAGTAGACCAAGTCAATCAAGTTGTCTGCTGTGAACGCACCCGAAACTGCGGTTCCGCCAGTTACGCCGACAGCTGATGCTACGACGATACCTTTTGGTTGGTTTGTTCCTGAGCCAGTTGTCAGTGAAGCGTTAACACGCACACCGAGTTCGTTGCCGGTCTGATCAGCCAAGAAGCGCAAGATGTCCACGCCTGAATCTTCGACCAACTCTCGTGAGAGTTGAACGAGGAACGAGAACTTGTATGCGCCCAATGTGATGAATGAGTTGAATACTGGATCCGATTCTGCGATTGCTGTGCCTTCGCCAACGATTGCCGCTGTCGAGTATTGAGCAAGTGATGGAATCTGAAGGTTCTCGCCTGATGCTGTATTCAAGACTGTTGAAGTCTGGAGCATTGGACCAACCGTACGAGCAAGCATGATCACTTGGTCGTAGAACGATGTTGGTACTGGTGCGCCTGCTGATGTCTTTACAACATCACGCTTCTCAAACATGTGTGAACGAATTTCACCTTTTGCCATCGAACGAATTACATCGTTGTCGTTGCGCTCTGCGCGTGGAGCGTCAGCGACAGGACGAACCTGGTCTGCGATCTCGCGTGTTGCTGCATCCAAACGAAGTTCACGGGCCTCATCGGCGCGGAGCTTCTCGATTGTTGCTGTGCGCTCGTCAAGTTCTTTGCTGATGCGCTCATATGTCTGTGTTTCTTCTGCTGACAAGTCACGCTTTTCGGCGGTTGCAACATCAAGAATCTTCTTTGCGGCTTCCCACGCTGTTGCGCGTTGTGCCATTTGTTGTTCAATAAATTGTTTCATGATTTCTCCATGAGTAGTAGTTGATTGGTGGTGCGCAGGAAGTTGTATTCCGATGGCGCGGGACGCTGACCAATCTCTAGTCGTAGCGGGACGCTTACCGACAGAATGAACTATAGACGAGAATCTAGAACTTTTTCAACAGTTCAAGATGTTTTGTCAACAAGTTCACCGACGAAGGGACTTTGGCTGGTTCGGCACGAAGTTTACCGACCGCACTCGACAACAGTTCAGCCGATTCATCCGACAAAGTGTTCCCAGATTCGAGCATCGTGATCGCCTCAGCGAGCTTGTCTGCGTCAACACCTGTGCGCTCGGCAAGGATGTCAAGAGAACGAACAGTTGCCGAAGTTGCTTTGTAGGCAGGGAAGCCTGTCACGACCGACACTTCATGCAAACGGACTTGACGTAGTTCGCGGGTCATGCCATCATCTGACCATTTGTCGCCACCTGAAGGAACCGAGAAGCCGAACGACATCGAGTCAACATCGCCGCGTTGCATCAGAACACTCAGGTCACGGCCGACAGTTGTGTCTGGCAGATCGGCGTTCACCAACAAACCTCGTGAATCTTCTTCAAGTCGCAAAGTCCTTGACCGTGTCGAAGCGAGAAGCATCGACGAGTCATGGTTCATGTACATCTTGATTGTGTTACGACCTTTCAACGATTTGCGGAATGCACCTGGTGCGATTCGCTCGATGAACGGCAACGGTTCAGAATCAGAATTGAAGACTGCTGCATAACCTGAGAATGACATTCCGTCACCTGTTGGACCTGCGCGAAGTTCAAACTCGTTGACATGAATGCGGCGTGTCTCAACCTTGTTGTCTTCCATGCCTGGAATGTTAGCAAAGTATTCAGTCTTGGCGCGATGGAACGAGAACAATCCTCGTTCGTCTTTGATTTGGTTTGCTTTGCGTTCGAACCAGTCTCGTGCCGGTTGCGGGTTGAGCGGGTTGATTCCCCACAGATAATGTGCGACCGCACCCGCACCAGGGAACTCGTCGTTCGTCGAATCCGAGTTCTTTGGTGCGTCTAGGTCTACTGCGTGTCGTTGCGCCCATGCGTTTGAGCGGATGACTTTGTCTTCGGTGATGTCGCCTCTTGCCATGTCTCGTGCTTCACGAACGGTTCGATCGACCAGCCCTTCACCCGCAAGACCTTGACCGTAGTAGTCCAATCCTTTTCTTGCTGCGGTGCGAATGTAGACAGGTATCTCAAGAGATACCTGCCGAACTGATTCTTCTTCTTCTTCTTCTTCCATTTCTTCTTCATGTGGTTGCCATGCGTTGCAATAGAATCCGCCGTCAACATAATCATCCCACTTCGTACAATACGCTTTCAGATTGTCACCTTCGCCTTGCACATTGTCTTCGTCGTAGAACGCACAGTTCCCGCAAGCACGACCTTCAGGAACATCAGGTGAGAGTGCTGGACGATAGTTGTCAGGTAACGCGCGTTCACCACCAGGTTCCATGTCCTCAGCAACAGACACCGCGACCATCTGATCAATCGCATCTTGTTTCGTTGCGTGACAACCGATAACTTCACCGTCTTCTTTGATGGTTGCCCACCCAGAACAATCTGGTGACTTGTCGGTAATGAAGTAAGGCATTAGACCAACAACAATACCTCAGCATCATCGTCCAAGATGCTGAAAGTTATTGTCCCGACTGCTTGCGCTTGCATTCCGTTCAAGGTTGCTGACGCGACTGCGTAGCGTCGTTTCGGTTGGATGACTGGTATCTCAACTTCTGGTAGCGGTTCAATCTTCTTGCGTCGTGGTGCAGCGTATTGTCGTCCGCCTGAAGGTATTGGTTCTGGTGTTGGTTCTGGTGGGATCACTGTTGCTGTTGCTGAAGCAACCAGCCCACCCAACGACGAAGACAGAACAGGGAAGATTGTTGCTCGCGCTGTGGCCGTCGCATCCAACCCACCCAACGACGAAGACAGAACAGGGAAGATTGTTGCTCGCGCTGTGGCCGTCGCATCCAACCCACCCAACGACGAAGACAACACAGGGAACAGAGTTGATCGCGCAGTCGCAGACGCATCCAGCCCACCCAAACTTGAAGACAGAACAGCGAAGACCGTTGATTGCGCAGACGCTGAAGCACTAAGCCCACCCAAAGACGATGAGCCGGTGGCAACAGTTAGGAACTCTCCACCATCAAGAACAGCTGCACTATCAAGCGTTGAAGTATCAAGGATGAATGCTGCACCACCGTCAAGCCCGAAGCCTGCGTTGTCAAGTGTGGTTGAGTCGAGGACGAACCGTTGAACGGCCATCATGAACCTACGATGCGAGCGTCAATGAGACTGTGAGGTTGCCTGCACTAATCGTGTAGGTGTCGCCTGCTGTGTAGGCACCAGCGACGATTGCACCAGAGAACAAGAAGTTGCCTGCTGTCAAGTTGTCCCAAGCGGTGAAGTGGTTTGCGTCTTGCGAACCTGCGATGTTCGTCCACGAGATATCCGCATCAGAGTTGATCGCACCAGCGACAGCCACACCGAACGATGCCGCTTTGCGTGTCGTCTCAGTTGCAGCGTTCGCTGTACCTGCTGGACCTGGATCACCTGTGTGAAGTTTGATGTACACCTGTGCGACCGCATAAGAAGTGTTGTTCGCAAGCGCGTCAAGCCAAGAATTACAAAGATAAGCCGATAGACCGTGTGCCATTACTCTTCAACCCTTTCGGTGATTGTCAAGATACGGCCATCAGCGTCACGCTCAACCGTGCGAACAGTCGGACGATTCTCAGGCACATTCACACGCACCACAGTCTCAGGCACATTGATGACAGGCGCAGCAACATTCACATTCGCTGGTGGAACATTCACAACAACTTCTGGCATCGTCACATTCACATCACGCTGATTCACATCGTAAGTTGGTGCTGGTTCTGTGACTTGTTGCAAGAGAACTGGTGCGACACCTGTGTGTGCGATCGGATCAACATCAAGTGCTTTCAACACTGCGGCAGGTTCAAAGCCTGCGTTAATGAGGCGTTGAGCCATCATTGTTTTGCGGTCAAGTTCTGTGAGTCCAGCCGCACCCAAGTCAACATTCGCTAGTGGCACACGGTAAGTGTCACCGCCATCGGCAGGTCGTAGATCTTCGAAGCGTCGCACATCGTTGATTGACAACCAGCCCGCTTGTAGACCTGATGAATATCCTGCGACTCGTGAGCCGAAGTCGCCGCGCATCAAACCATCAAGATTGAACTTTAGGAATGCGCCACGGCCATCAATGAGTCTTGAATATCCGTCCTCAATCTTGGTGACATACGGTCTGAGTGTGTGCATCACAAAATGAATGCCGTTCATTTCAACTGATGCGTACGCTTGCGCACCTGACTGAATCACACCAGCCATCGATGGCGGGACACGGAACGCGCGAAGAATCTCCTCAACTGCGAACTGTCGTGATTGCAAGAACTGTGAATCGTCTGGTGCGACCGAAGTTGTCGTGTACTTCGCACCACCGAACAGAATCCCTGGACGGTGTGCGCGACGCAAACCTTTGTGACCTTCTTCGAATCCGTCAACCAAAGACTTAGCTTGTTCGCGTGTCAAGTTACCTGGGAACTCGATGATGCCAGAAGTGTGCGAACCTTGACCGAAGAACCTTGCAGCGAACTCCTCAAGTGCTTTCGACAATCCAAGATTCTCTTTGACAAGTTCGATGCGTGAACGGCCACGAAGATCGCCAGGCAAACGCAACTCGGACAAATGAATCATGTTTTCATGCTCGATGATGTCACGATTGTCAAAGACATAGATGATTCGGCGTGACTCGTCGCGTTTCACTTCAACTTTCAACGGATTCAAAACCGACAAACCGACAACACCTTGGTTGTCGCGAAGGATACGAGTGAACGAGTTACCATTCAACAGCATCGAAACAAGCACCTGCTGGAAGTGGTCAGTGCGTGACACACCGACTTCAGGCATGTCAAGCCATTCTGGTCGTGGTCGGAACGGACGGCGATCACCATCGACACGGATGAACACATCGACTGGCAGAGTTGAGATAGAGTCCGCGATTAGTCGGACACACGCATACACGGTTCCAATCTTCAACGAATCTTCTTGTGTGACTACCGTGCCGGCATTTGTTGTGAATTGGAATGCGTCACCTGCGGCGAACAGCGACTGATATGAAACGGCTCGTTCTTCGCCTCTTGGTTCAAACAGTCTTGACAACATCAGTTTCTATCCGCTTTCTTTGACCGTTCCCATGCCAAGGTGAATGCAAGCATCGAAAGTCCTACAAAGATTAGCCCAAGTGGAACTGCAATGTAAAATATGCCGAGCGCAATCAAGAACACTGCGACCATCTCAAGAATAACAATCATCATCTCATCACTCCTAAACTACGAAGAACCCAGGTTGCTGAACACTCTCGGCTCTTCTCGTTGCACGATCGACAGCCATCGCCAATGCTATCGCAGCATCAATCTTCCGTTTCGACTTACCTTTCGACAAACGCCAACCCATATCCGTAGACCGTTGCGCAGCCGACAACACCTGATCAGCGAACACAGGATTACCATCATGCGCGATCTTCTGATTCACAATCATCTCATACAAAGTTCCACACGCAGGCACCATACGCGCAGTCGACTGCGAGAACTCAACCATCGTGAACCCTTCATCAGACATCGCTTCCGCTGACCGTTGAAAGAACGCCGGGTCATAAGCGAACTCTTGCACCGTGAACTCGCGACCAAGTTCACGAATGTGTTGCTCAACTGCGGCCACATCCATCACACCACCATCAGGATGCCAAATCTTCGCACGAACAACAATCCGACCAGACTCCTGCGGTTGCGCAACCACAACAGCAATCGAGTCATGCTTCAACGCCATGTCAATGCCGACGAACACAGGAATGTTCGGATCAAGTTCAGACTCACTGCGACACAACTCCCACGCGCCCTTCGGCAGCCAAGACTCGCCATCGGTGCGAACCCACTGGTTCAGACGGTAACGACGATAAGCGGTCTCAGCCGTTTGCATCATTGATATCTCCATGTCCTCGATGTCAAGAAGTCCTTCAGCCAGATTCGGGTTCGCAACAGCCCAAGCATCACGATCCGACACCTCACAATCCGCTGGTGCTTCCCACCACCAAAACCCGAACCGCTCATCAACCTGATCACCAGAGATGACCCGCTTGCCATAGTTGTACAAAGAACCACAGATCGTATCCAAGTCAAATCCAGCCGTGCTGATCGCAACAATGTTCGGATCTTTACGCGCACCAGAACCAAGCGTCAACGCATCCCACAACTCAGAGTTCGGCTGCACATGCAACTCATCAAACACAACCGTTGAAGGATTCAAACCCTGTTGCAACTTAGCGTCACTCGACAGCACACGATATATCGCACCAGTCGAAGGCACCTCAACCACATCGCGATACACCTTGCACACACCCGACAACGCAGGCGACTGAGTGATCTGCCATTTCGCTTCATTGAACACAACCCGTGCCTGCTGTCTGTCACCCGCCGCCGAATAAACCTCGGCACCAGGCTCACCCTCGATCAAACCGTAGAGCGCAATCACCGAACCAAGAAGCGACTTGCCGTTCTTCCGAGCCAACCCGATCAGGCTGCGACGATACCGAAGCAACCCGTCATCACGACGCTCATACAACCCGTCAAGAAGTGCGACCTGCCAGTTGGTAAGAATCAGAGGCTGACCAGCACGAACACCTTTGCTGACATGCAAGAAGGTACGGGCAAAGTCAACGACCTTGTGACCGTCAGATCGGCTGTATAACTTTGGCGTCGACCAGGTTGGAGTTCCTTTGTCGGTATGAGTCAAGCTCATTGGCCACCCTTATCTCGGCAAGACCAAGTCTCGCCCTGTCGCTTGGAGTGAAACCGAGCAGACACATCCACGCAGTACATTGCGCATCCATCTGCTCGATCTGTTTCACCGCTGGATGAGTCACAATCTGACCGTTCGGTGAGGTGTACCAGCGACTCGTCACATCGTCGCCAAGCCAAAGTTCCAAATCGTAGATCTTCTGATAGTTGCGACACAGCCGACCCATCAACGGACCATCGTGCAACTCGGACAGATGACGCCGACCACCAGTCCACAACACCGTCCAATACTCCGTGCCAACTTTGCCCAAACCTTTCGGTGCGATCGGCACAACCGACAAGTCGACTAGCGCAAGCGCGGTCTCTGGCATAGGTGAAGCCTTCAATCCTGTGCGGATGCGTGAGCCTTTCAATCGCTTGCGCTCGATCGGGATGGCGGATGCTCCGCCGCCTGTTCCAGTCTTCGGTCGTGCCATGCACCCAAGCATAGGCGGTAGTGCGCAACCGACCACGCGGATATCCGCC